TGCAAAGGCAGCGGGCTATGATCCACTGTCCCCGGGCCAAGCATTAGGAAAGATATCTGGATTTATGTATAGTGATTTAGTTAAAGGATCAGAAAATATTCGTGCAGGTATTGATTACTACGACCTACCTGAAAACGAACGAACTGGCGTAGCCTTAGGTATAATTGATTTAGCCGATATTGCATTACTACCAGCCGTCTTTAAAAAATTAGCAACCCTAGGAGTAAAAAAGTTTGGAAAAACAAATTTAAAAACCATGGCTCAAGATCCAGAGTTACAAAAACAATTCCCTGCTGAGACACAAGAAATTTTGACTATTACAGGAGGAGGATTTACTCCAACAGGTGTCATGAGAGCAGCAGAACTAGGAACAGGACTCGCTTCATCAACACCAATCAAACAACAAGTAAAAAATAAAATTACAAATTACTTTGAAAATAATTCTTCACCTACATCAAGGACAAGATTGATGGAAGAGTTAGGTTTGTCTGATAATAAGTCTCTTGTAAAAAGTTTATTCAATGAAAAAACCGGTGATAGTGATTTAAAAAAATATTCCTCATTACTTATGGATGAGGTTGATCTTCGAGCAAAAGAAAAAATTACAGAAGGTTTTGAAAAATTAAAAGATGTCGAGGGGCCTTTATCTACTATGCAAATTGAAAACATTTCAGGGGTAAGTAGAGTTTTATTAAATAGACATTTTGTTGCTAATAGAAAAAACAGTTTAGAAAAAAATATTATCTCACCAGAACAAGCAGATTTTTTTGATTCTATTTTTGTAAAAGGTCAAGAAGGTAGAACAATCAACAGAGATAAAAAAGTTTCAGACATGAAAAATGATCTAATTGCTAATCCTGAAAAACAAGGACAGAAAGGAAATTATTATCTTGATAATTATGGTCTTACAAAATCAACATTAAGTATTGCAAAAAACACAGATCCTGAAATTTATGCTCTTACAACAAGAGTCAATAAAAAAGGAGTTCCTGTTGAATTTGGTGACTCAGAGAAAATGTCCATAGGAAAAATAAGAAATATACTAGATCCTCAAGCGGATGATGTCGATGTATCAATAATTACAGATTTATATAGAGGAACAAAAAATATTGAAGATTACACTCCTGATCAATTTTTGGGATTATTTAAAAAACAAAATCCTAATTATAAAAATACAAGATTTTATAAAAATACAAAAAAGGCATATAAAGAACTAGAAGATGACAGATTAAAAGTACAAAACAAAGGTTTTAAATTTTTTGATTCAGTAAGAAAAGATCCAAAGTATGGAAAGTATCTTAAAGATTCAGATAGACTTCAATTTGGTTTTCAAAAAGCGCATGCTTTTCCTATAGATGAAACAACACAAATGAATCGTTTTGAAAATATGGCACAGATGTCTGATATGATTTTTGTATCAGATATGACTAGCAATGTGCGTCTGCAAAATAGATTTGATCCTGATTTAATTGAAATAGCTAGATTAGGTAGTAAAGAAAATATGGATAGACTAGCGACCATTCCAACAAATGCTGACATAAAATCTATGGGCATAAATTTACCAAAGATAATAGAGAGACTGAAAGAATATGGTATAGAAGTTTTACCAGAAGAATTTCAAAACATGAGACAATTAATATTTGGTAAAGACAAAGGTATTGTGGATCAAATAAATAAATTGTATGAAAAGTTTGACACAGGATCTGTTATTCCAATTGGTAAAACAAATTATGGTTTAGTGGGTAAAAATCCTAAAAAGATTTCTCCTGAAAAAAGATTAAATACTTTAAAAAAAAGATTTATGGAAATATTAGATGATCAAGTTCTTTATGAAAAAACAAATGGTAAAAAAGGTAAACCTATTATGCGTACACCAAAAAAAGATAATATGGAAGGTGGATTCATCAAAGGACTTCAAGACGGTGGTGAAGTCAAACCTGTACGTATGGCCATAGGCGGTGATCCGTTGACCAATCTTAATCAACAACAATTCTCACCCGATCCAGCCTTTGAAGGACAAGACTATTTTCAAGAAGCCGTGGATTCAGGTAATTTACAAGCATTTAATCCAACTAAAATATTTAGATTGTTTCAAAAAACAGATGCTGTCTACACTCCAAAAAAATTACCCGATGCAGTTGATACACAACAAATTGCACCTCCCGGTACAACACTTCCTACAACACAAACAGTGCAACCAGAAGATTTTGCTTTTCAATCATTTACTCTTAACAAAATTAATGATGCACAAGCCCCTAAAGCGGGCACCCCTGAAGCATGGAAGCAGTATCTCTACGGAGGAGGACAAGGAGGAAAAGCTCCTGAATCAGAAATGTTTGATAGTGGTCTAGAACAATACTTAGATGATTTTTCAAAATATTATCCTAATCAAAAAATTACAAAACAACAACTTAATGACTATTATGAAATGTCACCTATTGGAAATATTGAAATTAAAGTCAAAGGAGATTTAACTAATGAAGAAATTACAAATCCTGGATATAGAGAATATGTGGGAGGACCAAGACATCAAAATCAAGGAAATCAAGACTTAGACAAAGTGGGCACGAACTATCGAGAAATAGTTGTAAACTCAGGTCCCTTACCAGGAGATAAAAAACCTTTTGTCGAAAGTGGTCATTTTAATGAAAAGAATGTTTTAGGATTTACACGTGTTGCTAATTACACTCAACCCGATGGAAAACGTGTAGCCGTCATCCAAGAGATGCAAACAGACATGTTGACGAAAGTTCGAAAAGAACAAGAACGTCTTCAAGCTTTATTGAAACGTATTGAAAATATAAAGGCGACAGCCAATAGAGAATTGCAAACAGGTGATACTTTTCGTGGACAAGATGCTAATAGAATTTTAGATACTTTAAATGCCAAAATACCTCCTACCATAGAACAGTCCCTAATTCAAAATGCTGATTTAATAAAACCTTTTCCAAATGAAGCAGCACGATCCACCATTCCAGACTATCAAAAACAATTAACTGAGTTGCAATCTCAAATTGATTTAATTCTTTCTAAAGATATAAAACAAAGTAATCCAGAAACAGGATTCACATTAAAAAATATTTCAGATAAACAACAAGCGGTTTTAGATAATTTAATGGATTTAAATCGTTCAGGTCAATTAGATGATTTATTCAAAGGCATTGACGTTCCAGCCTCAAGAGAGACTGATGAACTAAGGCGTTATGCAGAAGATCCTAATGTTCGTAACATAGAAGACGGTTTGAGTTACCGTGGAACAAAAAAATTAGAATTATTTCCACCTGTTCCTTTTAATAAACAAGCTGACTATGTTGATCTATTATTAAAAGCCACAATCAAAGACGCACAATCTAGAGGCATTCAAAAAGTGGCTATTTATCCTTCAGATTTAGTTAATCAACGATGGGGCAAAAATCCAAATAGTGATGCAGGTAAAAAGTTTACAGACTTGTATGGCAAAGTAGCTGTACAGCAAATGAAAAATATTGCGAAAAAGTACGGAGGCACAGCAAAAGTAGAAACTGTTATGAATCCAAATCTTTCTGATCGTGGTTTGACATACTACAAAAGAAATTTAGAAGGTGAATATGAATATTTAAAACAAGATCAATTAGCTCAAGGATTAGAGCCTGAAGAAGCACAATTATTTATTAATGAACAATTAAAAAGAAATGCAAATACTCTTGGAGCAAATCAAGTTATCTACACAAGAGAAATAGCACCAGGTCAAACTATGGATTACTATGTACAACCAAAGACTGTGTCGGAAACAACCGATACAGGCAGAACTGCTGATTTTGAAGATTTTGAACTTGTTCCTTTAGGACCCGGTGATGACAGAAATGCAGCACAAGTTTTAATTGAAGAATATGATCCACGAGAAATACAAATGTTTACTATTACCTTGGATTCTGATAAAGCTCAAAAACCAATGTTTATGTTTAAGAAAAAATCTGGTGGAACTATTGCAAAAGATAGTTTACTTTCTATAACAGATATATACGGCGAATATGGTAGATAAATTCGATAGCATTCAGGACACACCTTACTTAGCACGAGAACCTAATCCACAAGCAGGGGGTCGTGAAGAAGATGATGTTCAAGTAGAAGAGGTTGGCACCACAGTTGATCTTGAAACTAATGGTGAAGCTAACGTAGAAATTATTGATGATGGATCTGCCGTAGTTGGCGAAGAAGATTTACCTTTAACTTCAGGATTCAATTCAAACCTAGCAGAAATTTTAGATGAGGGATATTTACAATCTCTTTCTAATGACCTTATAGACAAAGTCGAAAATGACAGATCCTCTAGAGAGGATTGGGAAACCGCTTATACCAAAGGTTTAGATTTATTAGGTTTCAAATATGAAGAACGCACCAGACCATTCAGAGGTGCTGCAAGTGTTAATCATCCTGTCTTAGCTCAAGCTGTTACACAATTTCAAGCGATGGCTTACGTTGAATTATTACCTAGTGACGGTCCTGTTAGAACTCAAGTTGTTGGTGCTAACAATGAACAACTTCAATTAGCAGCAGAGCGTGTAAAAGAATATATGAACTATGAGATTACTCATGTCATGGAAGATTATAATCCTGAAATGGATCAATTGTTATTTCAATTACCTTTATCAGGAAGTGCATTTAAAAAAGTTTATTATGATGAAGTTCAAGGTAGAGCTACATCA